TCATAAGCTCCACCACTATTTGTAACTTGTATTTCACCTGATCCTGTTCCGACTGAAGGCAAAGTAACTGTTGGAGTTGCTCTTTTTTCTACATTCCAATGTAAAGGTATTTTAGGATTACCATTTCCTTCATAATAACCAATAACATAATAATATTTAAATTTAATAAATTCAAAATATCGTTGACATAGATAAAGCTCCTGAGCGAATGACCTATGCTCAAAATCTGTTGCATGATCTGAAACTTCTAACTGAAATCCCGTCACTTCAAGTGTCGCATCATTTGTTGTGTACCACGTTGAAGTATTATCTTTCATTCTTGTACCACTACCATAGGCAGACCAAGCATTTTCAGTAACAGAATTATCGGTATAATCTGTTCCCCAAAAAGCAGCTAAAACTATTTGCAACCCTTTATCGTTGTTATTATCAAACTGTAAATTTGAATTACCAGATATTGTTTTTGTAACTTTTGTCCAAGTGTCAGCACTCAAAGAACCAGTATCAAAAGGATATCTTTGTTGTGTTCCATCTCTTGTTCTTACAAAACCTTTAAAACTTTGAGCAACACTTGATTTTATCCAAAAACTTAATGTTACGTTACTAGAGCTTGAAGTATAATTCCAACCACTATTTGCCATATCTTGTGCTTCAACATAATATTCTATACCAAGAAAATCAGCAGAACCAGCACCACTTGTTTGATTTCCATTTGTAACTTTTAAGCATTTTCTAAAACCTAAAGTATAAGGTGTTGTTCCGCTTGCTACATCTGCCTGTGCTTGTGTAGGTGCTTCATCTGTATTGGCAAAATCTACCCCAAATCTATCAACAGTGTGCTTACCAGAAGATGTTGATGACACACCCCTTTGGGCTATTAAAAATGAGCCATTAATTAATAAATTTTTATTAGTTCTGTTTGTAAGATTGGCAGTACACGTTCCATCAGTATTGTTGACAGTAATAGCAGCCGAACTTGCTGCAACCCCTTTTATCGAATTTACTTTGATCTCTGACATAGTTAACTAGGTTTTGGATTATCTGATTTTACTTTAGCGATAGCATCTTTCCATGTCGTTGTACCATTAACACTATCCCAGTATTGCATATCCATTTGTGTTTTCCAATCTGGATAGGCTTCTTCTCTTTTCTCTTTATATTCATTAGCATTTTTCCATGCTATGTAAGCTGCATTTAGCTCATTATCTGTAGGTTGAGAATCACTATTAGCAGAATCCCATTTAATAATCTTATGAGGTGGAACAGATTGATCTAGTGCAAATAAATTTGAATTTTTACCAAGTTGCTCAAGAGCTAAATATATATCGGTGTCAGAATTAATAGCCATTTATACCTCCTTAAATATTTCTACAATAGTGTAAATACTATTAGAAGCTGAATAATTATTTTTTACACCAAGACCATTTGTGGATTTTGTTGGGCCTTCACATCTATGTTTAATTCTAAAATCTTTTGCACCGCTTATTGTAACTCTAGCCGAAATGAATGATCTACCGACATGACCATTTATTGCTTCAGCGTATTCTGCCGTGCCATATTGAACTACTGCTCCATCTGTTTCATTATGAAGCCAAGCAACGTGTCTTTGAACAAAAAAAGCAGGTGCAGAGGCTTTTATAAAATATGTACCAGCTTGTAGTGTAAATTCATTTCCAGCGATTGACACAATACCATCAGCATCACTTATTTCTGTATTTAAATCTCTAGTTACTACTGTGTCAGCAGTAAATGTACCACCATCAGCGTCATAGGCTTTTTGATCGCAAATAATTGCATAACTAGCAAATTTTCCAGCAGTTGCAGTTGTCGCAATA